CTCGGTCGGCGAAGGAGATTGCGGACATGTTTCAGATTAGCACCAAAGACATCAGTCGCACGACCCAACTGTTCAAGGAGACCCTGTGTGGGAAGGCGCAGCAGAAGAGTTACATCACGCGACCGGCCGACCTCGTCCATCGCCTCATGAATGGCATGGAGTGTTCGGTCGAGGACAGGCAGGAGGCGCAAAAGTACGTTCGAGAGATTCAGGATTGCGTTCAACTCATGTCGAAGACCCCGGTCGCGGTCGCCGCTGCGGGCATCTACAGTGTCCTAAAAAAGCGCGGGTTCACGAAAAGTCAGGTGGCCAAGGTGTGCGAGATATCGGTGCCCACCCTCAACAAAGTAGAATCAATACTTAGAAATTAACGTGTAATGAATATTTAACAGAAATGGTGAAAGTTTTCCTCTCGACGCCATGCTACGGGGGCTTGTGTCTTGAAAAATATATGATCTCCGTGATTAAACTCCAACTCCTCTTGATGCGCAAAAACATACAACTCTACGTCGACACGACGGAGAACGAATCTTTGGTGCATCGCGCACGAAACGTCGCCGTGGGGAGATTCATGCAAAAGACTGACGCCGATCTCTTTCTCTTCATCGACGCGGACATTGACTTTGACCCCGAAGCGGTGGTCCGTCTCGTCGAGTCCGGGCACGACATCAGTTGTGCGTGCTACCCGAAAAAGGTGGTGATGTGGGACCAGGCCAAAAAGGCGATCGAGGAGGGCGACGACCGACCGATGGCCATGCTCTCCTCCTCCCTCGTGATTAATTTCGGGGCGCAACAGCGGCAAGTTGTCGATGGATTTATTGAGATCTTGGACGGTCCCACGGGTTTCATGATGATCAAGCGCGAGGTCTTCAAAAAGTTGGAGGATGCCTATCCCGATCTTTGGTGCAAGAACGATCACCAAAACCGCGATTTTGACGATTACCACGCCTGTTTCGATTGCATGATCGATCCGGGTAACAAGAGGTATCTCTCCGAAGATTACGCCTTCTGTCGCCGATGGCAGCAGATCGGGGGGAAGATTCACGCCGATGTGCGCACGTCTCTCGGGCACGTGGGCAATCTCCCGTTCACCGGTTGTTTGGACGACCGACTTAAGGTTTTGCCTTGTAATTAAATTAACGAAGAATGAAGTTCGCCACCATCGTCGTCACCCGCACCAAAGCATGTCACGTCAAGACCATGCACACGATTCTCAAGATGAACATCCAGTGCATGATTCGCGGATTTCACAACGAGATTATTTTTTGCAACGACTGCCCTTTCGATAAGGCGGAGACGGTTCAGCACGTCCTAAAGAAGGGACAGGCGGAGCGCATTTTCTTCATCGATTTTGGAATTCATGTGGACGAAAACAGCATCGTGCAATTGTTCGAAAAACACGAGGGCACCGGGGTGTTGGTGTTCCCCGCGGTCAAGGATGGAATCGATTGGGACATGTTCAAATCTAAAGTCAGGGAGGGTGTGGACGAACCGGTCGACCAGATGGGACTCCATTTCGACACCGATGTCAACGTCGGGAAGAAAGTGGGCGACAGCCTTTACGCCGTGAACTCGACGACGGCGAGGTGTTTCATGATGAATATTAAGAACGTCAAGAAGCGCATCGATAAGATTCACCCGAAGATGTTTGAAAAATTAAAAAGTGATGGCGTGAAAATAGTCGCGTATACGAAGGCCAAACTCACGTGCACCTACGCGCACGAGTGCATTTCAAATATTTTAAACGCAGCCGGGGTCCGCACAAGTTGACGCGACCATGTCCCTCCGCGTCGACCCGGGCGGGCGCCTGCACGGCGTCGTCACCTCGTTCATACAGAGTGCGTGGGGCACAAACAAAGGTCGCTTCCCTGGACCACAACCTGTTTCCATAGAGAGAAGGCATTTCCCCCTCCTCAAGCGAGATCCATACGTGGTGTGTGAGAAGACCGACGGGGAGAGGCACATGCTTGTGTGCGTGGAGGTGGAGAAGGCGCGTCGGGCGGTGTTGGTGAATCGCGCCCTCGAGATGCGTGTGGTGCCTCTGACGCTTCCACCGACGGCGTACAAAGGGACCATCCTCGACGGCGAGGTGTACGGTGGGACGATGTTAGTCTACGACGCCCTCTTCGTCGACGGAGCACCCGTCGGTCAACTGTTTTTCTTGGATCGTCTCGAGAAGATTGAAAATTTGCTTAAGAGAATGATCGTCATGAAATTTGACATGTTCAAATTGCGGCTAAAGACGTTTCACGTGGTGGAGGACATGGATGCCTTCATCGACGACTACCTCCCGTCCGTGCAAGAGGACGTCGACGGCCTCGTTTTCACGCCCGTCAACGAGCCGATGCGCATAGGCACCCACGAGACGATGTTCAAGTGGAAGCCGCAGCGTAAGAACACCGTGGATTTCGCTCTGCAGAGGGACTGCGTGCGCAAGGGTGTGTGGAGGCTCTACGTCCAAGACAAAGGACAGTTGGTCTACGAATCGGAAACCTTGCAAGAGGAGGACTATTTCGAGGAGGGCGCCATCGTCGAGTGCGAGTACGTGCCCGAAGCGGAGGCGTGGCGCGCGATCAAACGCCGGCTCGATAAGACGTATCCCAACAACCGACGCACCTTTTACGCGACGCTCAGGAATATAAGGGAAAACATCCAGATGGAAGAATTTAGAGACTTGTTTCGAATGTAATGTATGACGCGTGGCTTCGCCAACCCCCAAAACAATTGCTATTTCAACACCGCCCTGCAATGTCTTTTCCACGTGCCCGCGCTCTCCAACTGTTTGAACGACAAGCCGCATCGTGGTTCGTGTGCGTTCAGTCGAGCGTATTGCGATTTATTGCGAACGTACTGGCGCACCGGTGAGACCTCCGTTTTGGATGCCACCCCCCTCCTCCGGGAGTTTCAAAAGCATTTCCCTCGGTTCGTCGACGAGGAACAACACGACGTGCAGGAGGCCATCCTCTGTGTGATCGACATCTTGGAGAGGGCCGAGCCTGCGCTCAAAAAACTCTTCTATGGGAAGAAGACGCAGGAGACCATTTGGCCCGGGGGTAAAAATTCCACCGAAGAGGTCTTCAGCGTCCACCTGCTCACCACCAAACCCAAGGCGAGTTTGGAACAGATGCTCGAAGACAGCACGGCGTGGCACACCCTCGAAGGGTTCGTCGACGACGAGGGGAAGACGCATCACGTCGCCACCACACGAACGGTTTTTTCGGAGATGCCCCCGATGTTGATGATTAGTTTCGACAAAAAATCTGTCGTCTCTCTGATTGATAGATTACAAATTGGGAGCGTTAAATATAGGCTCGTGGCGAGTGCCCTCCATTCGGGTGTGCAATTCGATGGGCACTACGTCTCGTGCGTGTGGCACAAACGGTGGTATCTGGTCAACGACGAGCACACAGATCCACTCGAAGGCGGACCGCCCTCCCCGGCAGGACACTACTTCCTCATCTACGTCCCAGAGAAGCAGACATGAAGCACTTTTCTTTTTGCGTCAAGACGCGCGACTTGCTCAACATGATAGACGATTGTTCCTACGTGATCTTCACGAAACCGAACGACGAGGGGTGGATCCAAGGATACGCTCAAAGTTCGATCCTCCCCATAGGCACGAACTATCAACGGGTGTCGACGACGTCTTCCGTGATGCGAGCGGTCATTCTGAGTCTCGGGGTGACCAAAGAGGTGGGTGGGTACTGCACCATGGGTAAGTGCACGCGGTGCGACGTCACCGCGTCGCGCTCGTGGTCCCCGTCCCTCTGCGAGAGGTGCCTAACGGTGACAACTTAAAGATTAGACGCGCTATTTTAATTGAAACGAAAACCATGGATGTTCAACCCATCGTAGATAAGTGTTTCCCCCTCGTGGAGCAACACATGCAAACCCCCCACGTGGAGATGGAGTTGCGACTCGGGAGGTACAACGGCAACTTTTTCGACACCGACGTCGGTCGCGAGCGGTGGGAGCGCGTGCTCGCCGGCCTTCGACAGTACGACCAGTGGGAGAGCACCTACGTCACACAGAGCGATTCCTACTACAACGACGCGAACTCGATTCGAATCACCGTCGACGCCACGACCGGGGCGCAGACTATGGTGCAAAAAGTCCGAACGTGTCAAGAAGATTTCATCCAACCGGAGAGTCCGGTGGACGTTCGTTTTTCCGTGAGCACCGAGACCCCGGCGACTGGGCAGTACGAGATGGATCGAAAGTTGGTCAAGGCGAGGCACAGTTTCGTTCGTAAAAATCTGCGCATCGACATGACCCAGGTGACCGGGATCAAGGACATGGATTGCGAAGAGCCCGTGTCGTACCAGATCGAGTTGGAAATCGTCGACCCTTCGAAGATTCAGTACTTGGAAGAATTCTACAACATGGTGTGGAAGATTAATAATCTTCTCGAACTATTGTAAATGCTCAAGTTTGTAATATTACTGTTGATCGTCTATATACTCACGGTGGAAAAACAGGGGCCGAGGTCGACGCTCTCCCACAAACGGGCGGTGCGCCTCAAGCACCTCACCGAGCAACTCCACGTGTTGTATGAACGGTCGCGACGGGAACAAAAGTCTTTCCTCGGGCCAGCCCTCTCTTTGTCGAATCGTATTAAGGAGGAGTATCCAGAATACGATTGGAGTTCGCACACCCTCTTGTTGAAGCGAATCGCGGAACCGTATAAATCAGAACCACCGTTCGCATATCGCGAGGGTGTTTAGGATGTAAAATATTTGTAATCGGTACCTCTTGAAATCTATGTTTTCGTAATTATTTAGAACGTGTAAGATGAGCCCGTGGTCGTTTACCTCTCGATTGTCGTCGAGCCACTGTTTTTGCTCGGCGTCGGACATCTCGTCGAAATCGTCGGGGAGGCGGCCGTACATGTAATCCCTCTCGACATTTGAAAATCCTTGCGCCTTTGTGTCCCTCCCCCACCTGATGAACGCCGCCGCGGTGTCTATGAGGGCGTCCACCATGTGTTCCCTCGCCGCCGCGAGATGCACCTCCTCCTCCTTCTCGTCGATGTTTATTCCAGCGGTCGCGTGATTACCATCCCGCCGTCGGAAGGCTCGGATGATTTCCAAGAGGTTTTTGCGAAGCATATCTTTATATTAAGGTGTCATCTCTTCCTTTAACACACGTTCGATCTCGAGTGACAATTCCACGTACCCCTTGGTGTCCGCGGCGACCTCCTTGAAAATCACGTCTCGCACCGTCTTCTTCACCTCACCCGTTTGCGTTCGGTGTCTGACCGGGATTTTATTCAGGAGCGCTTTGATTTTTCGCGTGTCCTCGTCCAAGCGCTTTTTGTAAATCTTCAGTTTCGCGGCGTTCTTGAGGAGTCTCTGGTCGTAGTACTTTTCGAAGAGTTCCGCGCGAATGTTTTGCAGCGTGTTCTTGTTGCGAACCGGCGCCGGTGAGGTCAAGTTGCCAATCTTTTTGACGATGTTCGGTTTCAAGATGTGCTTCGGCATGGCCACGTTCAGTTTCTGTGCGTACGCCAATAACTCCGCTTTTTTAAACTTGTTACACGCCTTGCCGTTGATGCACACGGTGCCGTTCGTCGAACGAGTCACAGTGGGCGTGGAGACGACCGGGAGCGCGCGCTTCTTCACCGGTTCCGGGGAGTGGAATTTTTCTGTATACCCAGTCGGGGCGACGAGCATGCCCACTTGATGCGCCGACAACAACAGTGCCTTGGTCGCATTGTATTTGTTTCTCAACTGATTCGGATTCTCCGCCTTGAAGAGTTGGACCAGCCCAGTTTTTCGAATCATGAAGGAGTGCCCGTGGTGTTCGACGAGGAAAAAGTACTGCTGTAATTCGGGTTCGTGTCTGAATTGGATTTTCCTCGCGCGAAGAAATCTTTGGAACGCACCCGCGTTGAGCACAAAATTACCTCTGAATTGACCGGTGACGTTTGAAAATTTGAGGGGGGCGTACAAGAAGCGTTGTCTCCCCGTGTACGTGTAGACGAGATACCTGTGAATCGCGGGAAACACCGAGACGTCGTTCACGGGCACCGCCCCGCTGATCCGAAGGTTTCCGCTCGAGTACACGTAGAGCGACCCTTTCGCCTGCACACCGTTGGGTGCGATGACTCTGTACACGTATTCCACGGTCTTCGCCCGCGACGCGTGACCCGTGGTCTTTCCACTCTGCGCTCGAGTGAAGACGATTTTGTTTTGACGATCTCGGCCGTTGATGAGAGTCGTCTCGATCTTGTAGTGCTTCCCAGAGACGATGAGGGGTTCGCGCCTGGCGTGTGGCTTCCTCTTGAGGAGTCTCGCGACGTCCAACTCCGGCTTGTTCACCCTCTTATCTCGGCTCACGGCGGTCGCCATCACGAAGCGAAGAGGTTCGAAGGAGAGTTTTCGCGCGCTCACCTTTGGTCGCGGCGGAGACGCCACCTTGGCTTTGGGCTTGGATCTCACCGGTGACGGTGTCAACGCGAGACGCGGGACGACCCGACGCACGGTAGCCGATTTCGGGGAGAGGGAGAGCGCCCTCTTCCGCATCACGAGGGGCGACGTCGCCGGTGTGGAACGCAAGACGCGACGCGGCGACGCGGGGGGCGTCACGAAGGGATCCATCGCGCGCTTGGGTGTGGTGGTGCCGTTTGAATTTGAACGCACCACATTCACGCCCGAATCACGCAAAAATTTTTGCAACGAACTTGGAGGATTCATTCATATACTATTAATTACATCACATTATATTTTCATCATCCACCGTGAGACCGACGATGACCCGCCCCTTGAAGGCCATGCCGTGCAGACGCTCCACATTCGCCCGCATCTCCGGCTCGAGTTCACCCACGTCCTTGACCTCCACGTCTCGCGAGGAGAACGGCCCCACGTAGACGTCGTCGTTGAATTTCGGTTTGGCGCACAAGTTGTTTCTCTGGCAGTGTTCGGTGAACCGTCCCACGAACTCCTTCTGTGCGATGAAACAGTCTTTGCCGTATCGCACGTCGGGAGATGCCATGAAGTTGACCAAAAAGTTCACATTCTTCGCGATGTCTTGTTGAATCTTTTTGAAATATTGTGGCACGACATTCCAAATATCTTTGTCGCTGTACATGTTCGCGTGTTCTAAGTATCCCCGCACACACTTGTAAAGAATGGCTGGCAATTCCTGGGCTAATTTAGCGTCCAAGTGTGGGTCCGCGTCTCGCACCTGCTTGGCGAAATTCCACGCTAATATGCGTCGAAGGATACTCCCAGAGTTATCCTTGCCTTGGAACGGGACCTCGTTTCCACCCAACACCCCCGGGGTGCGCCACTCCAAACTCTTCGCCTTCTCGTGCTTCACCGCGATCGAGACGTCTTCGCCGGAAACTAACGACTGGAACTCGGCCTGCTCAAGTTTCAAATCGGACTTGATTTCGGGCGCAACAAACATAAATCCATCCACGATCGAGGAGAGCCCAAATTTTGTTTCGATGTTGTTCGAAAGAGTCTTGACGTCTTCCCCCTCGTAAAATTTCTTAAACACTTTTGTAATAAGAGTTGATTTACCCGAACGCGCCACGCCCTTGAAAAATCCAATGACTTGCCACGCGTCGAGATCACCCGTGTCAAAGGTGAGTCTGCCGCCCATGGCGTACGTCCACCGGCACACGTCCTCCTCGAAATTTTGATAGGTGAGGATGGATTGAAAGTATGGGGTCGGAATGTCGTACCAGTCGTTGCAATATAAATGAGCGGTCTCGAAGGGTTGGTCGAAATATTTAGAACTCACGAGGGTGGGGTCGAGCGCCGCGAACTCCTTGGAATCGTAGGGGTAGAAATTGCACACGTATTTCCCCTCCTTCGGTGACCACTCCTTGCCGATGAAGACACCGTTGGTGAAACTCCACATGTGGCGATTCTTTTCAATCTCGGGGAATTGGAAATCGATGCAATTTTCCAAGTGTCTGATGACGTCGTGGAACCCGTTCCCCTTGGACGTGAGGTCCTTCCACACCTCGAAATTGTTTTCTTTTTGACCCAACTCGTAGACGAACTGTTTAATCGTACAAACCGGTTTCCACGCGCGAGTGTAGTGCCCCTCGCTCTTGCGTTGGGTCATGCAGTTCCCTTTGTACCGTCTGTACCCTCTGTTGAACAACTCGTCGAGCGCCTTGACGATCGCCCGTTGGAAGGGGCTCATCTCCTTGATGCGCGCGTCGTCCAGGGGCATCGAAGACGTGTCGAAATACTCCGGATCGAAATTGTACGGCTCAGGGACATCTCTCGGGTGCAATATGCGTTCTTGCGCGATGTAGTGCGTGCGCACGTTTTTGAACGCCGCCCCGACTTGCACGATCAGGCGACAGATTCGTTCACCCAATTCGAAATCGCTCGTCTCATCTTTCCAGGAGGCCAAATCTAAATTTTTCACCCTCGCCCCCAGGAGACGCAAATAGTTCATGTGCCTCGTGCATTGGGTGTGCACCGCACTCAGGGAGATTTGCGACGGGTACCCGTCGCTGTTCATGTCCTCCTGACTGAAAAATTGTCCAGGCCAATATCCCAGGCGGGCGACATCGGATGGGTTGCACCTGGACGTCGTGAGGCCCCATAGATTTTCGAGGCGCCCGGTGCACTCCTTCACACGGCCTTCGTCGAGAGACTGAATTTGGTTCATCCATGAATACAATTCAGCCTCGCCACGATTTTGCTCTGATTCTTTCGTGATGTAGTGAGTCATGATTTCTTAGGTATAACGTGGCCTAATTCTTTATGGAGATTTTTTTAATCCTTGAGTGCGGAGAAGATCTTGATGAGAATTCGATTCTGCGTCTCGAGTTGTTCTCGGATGCCCACCAAGGCTGATGCCACGGTGTCGCCGTCTGGGGTGGCGAGGAGGGAGGCCGCGATGTCCGCGATGTCACCCAGGCCAGCCTCATCTTCGTCGAAACCCTCCTCGTCTTCCTCGTCGATGTCGCTGACGACGATCTCCCCCTCCTCCAACTCGTCGTCATCTTCGTAATCGTCGTCGTCCTCCACTTCCTCGACTGGTAACGCCTTATTTTCCACGTGAGCCATTGTTTCTACGTTTGCCTGAGAAATCAAAAAATCAGATTTCACCGCGGAGGGGTGCGCGCGTTCCCCAGGAGGTGAACACATGAAATTATTTTCTGATCCTATAGTACCAACAATCTATAACTATGGCTGGTGGTTTGATGCAACTTGTCGCCTATGGTGCCCAAGATACTTTCCTTACCGGTAACCCGAAAGTTACTTTCTTCCAAGCCGTGTACAAGCGTCACACGAACTTCGCTATGGAAAACATTGAACAAACCGTCAACGGTACCCCGGCGAACTCCGGTCGCTTGTCCGTCACGGTTGCTCGCAACGGTGACTTGATCGCCGACATGTACGTTGAGTTGTCTGCCAAGTCTTCTTTGGTTGCGACCACGAACGGTGACTCCCAATGCTGGGTCGCCGAGCGTGCGATCAAGGATGTGGAACTTTCCATCGGTGGCCAAC